AATAATAATTTATATCCATATGGTGTGATCTTTTGTCTAGTACCTAATAACAAATCATCATCTTGCATGTCTTGTAATGCGTTTCCCTTAAATATGCTAGCAATAATTTTATTGATAACACCCATCTTTTTGAGTTTAGTACTTGTGCTTAACCATATAGGCATATAAAACTTCCAACTCAATACATCGATTGGATTACCTGTGCCTTGCGGAATACTACGCGAACTAAATGTAAGACCATCTTGATATACAACACTTAAACTAGTCCAGTCAACAAAGTTGTCAGTGCTTTGTATTTCAAGGCTAGGATTAAAAACAGTACCTAACTGTTCAATCAATTGTAATTTTTGATTATAATTAGTAGTCCAGAAATCAACTTGCATACGTAATGTATAAGGTACAGGCATCAATCGTTCTACCGTGAATGCTTGCCCTTGCACTTGCTCATAACTTTGTGTCTCTGTATTATAAGCACGTTGTCTCACATTGACCTTTTCAATGTATGTAGGATTCTGCATCCAACTTTGATTATATTCTAATCCAGTTATCCAATAGGTTATGATAGGTGCACTCGGTAGTGTGCTTGCACTATTGTTAGCGATTGCAGTTGAAACTAATCTACTTTGATCTCCATACATTACCGGCACACGTACAAGTATATCGTTGCCGTTAGGGTCTTTGCCTTTAGTCACATACCAGTTGCTGAAAATCTTAGCGAACTGTAATAAAAATCTGCGTATCTGATTGTCGTAAAAAAATTGTGCCATGTGTTACTCTTATGGTAATGGGGGTAAGTTGTCCGGTGCTAACTGTAATATACTTGATAATGGTTGTGCTGATGGTATCAAGTTACCTGTATTGTTGTTATATATCTCTGCTTCATTATTGATGAATTGAGACTTCTGTGCTTGGTCGTCCGCTGTGAATCCAGTGTCTGTACGTACATTAGTTGATATACGAATCCACAATTTTCCGTCCCAACGATATAATATCTGCGGCATATAATCGATGCGCAAGAAGTAATCACCTACTTGAGGATTTTGCGGGAACGCAATGCCTGCGCCACTTGGATAACCGTTAGGGGCAGTACCATCTCCTGATAGATAACCTGCTTCATAACCGAAACTTCTTGGACTTGCGCGACTGATATATTGATATGCAGGATCGCAGTCTGCACGCCAATCCATTTGTGTACTGATAGTACCAGTAAATCCTGGTTGAGTTGGATCTGCGTCAGCAGTAGCATATGTATTGTCAGCAGTACCATATGGACCAGTAACTGGACCAAGTGACATGACAGATAATACTTTATTACCTTCTAGCGATCTTGAACCACTACCTTCTTTGAGGACTGCAGGAGCACTTTCCATGACTTCCATATTTGTTTGTACATGGATATCCATCTTAGTGAAATCCATGTCAGCAGTCATATCCCATATGCTCTTCAATAATTCTTTACTGACTTTGATACCTGCGCTAGGATTCTTATATTTAGGATTGCGCATGTAGACTACAGTACCATAAGAACCTGTGTTAGGTGCTCCACCACTATATGTCACAACATTGATAGGTGGCGCCGGCTGATTCAGTTTGCCTGATAATGTGTTGTTGCTTTCATATATTCCATATGTTGGAACGACATATAGGTCTTTGTTGTTGTAACCTGCTTTAGGTACTATACGTTTTGCTTCTTCAAGTTGCGCATTATTAACATCAAGATTCTTGTTATATGTTGATAAGATATCTTTGAGATTCTGATTAGGATCTAATTCCCAATATGTTTCATTTGGGGGATATATTCCTACAGGAACTTCTATCTTACTGATGTAGTTCTTGTCACCATAACTTATTACATAACCAGGCGGATATACTTTAGTAGGATCCCAATCACCAAGATAATTGTCTTTGTTGATTGGCTCTTTGAGTATATTGCTAAATTCTTCACTATCTACTAATGGCTCACACTTGATACGCCATAAGTGTGGATACCAAGTTTGACTGAAACCTTCGCTAGCAAAGTTAGCATCGGTGATGCTATAGAAACGCTTCAATGCTACCGGTATTGATTCTTTTAATGGGTTGTAATCTAGTAAGTGAGGTAATTCTAATACGTCACCTACCATTAGTTTACGACCAATGATATCGATCATGTCGTTATAATGAACGGCAATAAAGATGATGTCATTGTTTAAGAATAATCCAAACTGACTTAAATCAAAGTCTAGATTCTGTACGCTATAATGTCCACGCAATCTATAGATATTTGGATCATAAACCCTATCGCGGTTTTCTAAGAACAATAAGTCTTGTATCTGTGTAGGATCAGGACTGACATACTGCGGTTGAGTGTAGTCTGCACTTGGTGTCTGTGCAGACGGGCCCATATATTTGTGGATATAAAGGTCAGTTCCACCCACAGTAAGTTGCTCCGAAATCGTCCTGTCGAAGAATTTATAATCGTTAGTTTTCGTTGGGTGATATAGCGATAATTTGGGCATACAGTATTTAGTCGTTTAGAATCAATGACTTACAAAGGGCTTGACTTTTATCAGACAGGGTGATAGAATAAGTAAATTGATAATAGCATTGGAGACTACTATGGTCAAGACTAAAACGCATGAAATCAAGCCCTTGAATCCCAGGGATGCAGACGCTAAGTATTTTGGACCCGAACCCGATTTTAGTGTAGAAAACGCTAAACATAGTTTGGGTGAAGCACTAACATGGTATCATCACTTCTACGATAAGAAGGATGCTAAAGAATTTATTGCTCAATATCTTGACTTTACAGGCAAGATTACTGAAGCAAAAGCATTTCGCCGCGTAAGCGATAGCAATGTGACTACTACTTATGGATTCGTGGCACGATGCGTGTTGCGCGGATACAACGATGAGAATACGATCAATAAACTGTCCTCAGAAATCGAACGTTTGTTGACGGAAGATAAGGAAGAGGTAGTAGCAGAACAGGTAACTACTACTGTGGTCATCAAGCCGAACATCCAAGAGCGTATGCGTGAGAAGGCTCTAGAAGCAGGTGGAGAACTTGAGGGGCAGTGGGATGAATATATTCTAGGTGGTTGCAAGAAAGAAAGCAACATCAATCCGGTCAGTGTGTTGACACAATACAATGTGTTGCCGCAACATATCAATATTTTGACTAGTGCTTGGCAACGTAAACTGGATGAGTATACCGAGTTGCAAGCAGGTAAAGATGAGCAGTTGAACGAAGCATATTCACATTTAGGTAAGGTACAGGTTCGCAACATAATCGGCGTGATTGAGAAGGTTATCTCTGACCTCAATTCATACGTCAATATTAAAAAGGCAGGGCGAAAGCCACGTGCTAAGAAAGCAGTGCCGGTCGAAAAGATTGTGCGTAGCCTCAAGTATCTCAAGACATTCAAACTTGAGAAACTTGAGTTGGTCAGTGTACCATCTACAAAGTTGCATGGTTGTGCTGAGGCTTGGGTCTATGATACTAAGAAGCGTAAGTTGATTCACTTAGTTGCTGATGAATATGGCAAGAGTTTGACTGTCAAAGGTAACAGTGTTATCGGGTTCTGCACTAAGAATTCTGAGACTAAGACACTACGTAAGCCCGAAGTGCAAATCAAAGAAGTCATGGGAAGTAAGCCCGCGGCACGTAAGTACTTCAAAGACATCAAGGCTGTATCGACTACACCTAACGGTCGATTCAATGAAAACATGATTATCCTAAAGGCATTCTAATGGAAGAATCATTTGATCCGTTAGGTAAAAGAATGGAAACTATGATGACAATCATAGATACTGCTATATTGTCAACAGAGAACGCCAATGATCAACTAATGTTGGCATGTGCAATGATGCAACGTACTAAAGAGATATTTGATAGTATCCTAGGTGAAGAAGGTAGAAAAAAAATGTTCAAGGAGTTAGTATGAATAATGTAGATTTAAACAAGTATATGGAATTTGTTGAAGCAGTTACTAGTAAACAAAGTAATGATCTTACTACGTTTATGAATGTGTTAGACAGAATCGATGGCAATTACGAAGCATATGGTCCGAACGGTGAGTATGTTCATGGTCCAGATATCAATGTACCATTATTGCTTTGTGGTGCTATCGGTCTTGGTAGCGAGACAGGTGAGTTTCAAGAAATCGTAAAGAAGATTGTGTTTCAGGGCAAGCCCCTCAATGAAGAAGCGCACTTTCACATGAAGCGTGAACTAGGTGATATCATGTGGTATTGGGTTAATGCATGTCGTGCATTGAATCTCGACCCTAATGATGTTGTCGCTGAAAACGTCAAGAAACTTGAAGCACGATACCCGGGCGGACACTTTGACGTTTACTACAGCGAGAATCGAAAAGAGGGAGACCTTTAAAATCCGATAAATACAACTATTAATCGGAATATAACATGGCTGCGGATCCACTATCAACCCCAACTAACGCTAATTTACAGCAACTAAAAGATGCGATGTTCGACAACCTAAGGTTACGCTTAGGTGGCGACATCATTGATCTAGAATTAGATCCGCAACATTATGAAGCGGCGTATGACTATGCTATTAAGACGTATAGACAACGTGCGCAGAATTCTACGCAAGAAGGTTACACCTTGATGACTATCATCAAGAACGTTGATACATATACACTTCCAAGTGAATTTATTAACGTTCGTGCTATCTTCCGTAGAACAGTAGGTCTTGAGACAGGTCCTTCAAGCACAAGTTTTGACCCATTCAGTAGTGCTATTCTTAACACTTACCTATTGAACTATAACTACACAGGTGGCATGGCTACATATGATTTCTATGCTGGTTATGTAGAATTAGCGGCGCGTATGTTTGGTGGTTATGTCACTTATACTTTTAACCCTGTCACTAAAGTATTGCGTACTGTGCGCGACTTCAAGGGCACAGGCGAGCGTGTGTTGATCTGGGCAGATATGACTAGACCCGAGACTGAGATATTGCAAGATCCGGGCGCAGGTATCTGGCTAGCAGATTTTATCTTAGCACAACTCAAGATTATCATCGGTGAAGCCCGCGAGAAGTTTGGTACTATCGCAGGCCCCGGTGGCGGCACAAGTTTGAATGGTACTGCTATGAAAGCAGAAGGTAAAGCAGATCAAGAAAGACTATTAGAAGACCTGCGCAAGTATCAAGATTACAGCCAACCATTGACTTGGATACAAGGTTAATATTAGTCACGACCGTATGTTGAAAATTTACAATCCAGGTACAGGATTCCCGCATAGTTCTGATAAGGTTATAGGATGTTATTATAAAAACTTCCTGCAGTTTGATATAGAGTCAAATGATTTTAAACATACTAGCAATATAAAAGATGCAGATATAATCGCTATCCATGGTCATGATATATTTGGTCAAGATCAAATATATGACAAAGTTCAACAAATCAAAGACTTGAATCTAAGTCCACATCAGAAACTTTTAATATTACATATTTTTCACATAGATCATTGCTTTCCTGATAGAAACTATTTTCTATTTGTTAGAAAAATATTACAACAAGAAATACCCAATGAGTTTGCTATAGTACATACTAACTTTGCCCTAGATACAGAGATAAGTTATGATTTTTTGTGGAATAGACAAAAGATATATTTCACAGATTATAATAGAATCAACCTTAGAGAACGATTGTATGTAACAGGTGCTAATATCAAGAATTTTGAATTAAGACCTATAGAAAAGATAACGGATAAGAAGACTAATTCGATACGAAAATATTTGTGCCCCAATAGGATATATCAAACGTTTGATCACCCTAGATTTAAATTCAGAAAAAAATTAAAAGAGTTGATAGACATGTATCCAAATGATGGTCACTATAGTGATTTCTCAAAAGGGTTAATATTAGAAACAGATAACCCTTATGCTGATCAATTCTTGAACAATGGCGGATGGTATCCTATCGCTAACCATTATTATCAAGGTACATATTTTAGTATGTACTGTGAGACGATCACTGGTAATGAGAACTTTTTTGAAGAGACAATAAAGTACAGATCCATAACAGAGAAAACTTGGGATCCATTAATCAAGGGGCATTTTATATTGCCATTCGGTTATATGGGCTTAGTAGATGACATACGATCATATGGATTTAAACTTCCAGATTGGATAGATTATAGTTACGACACGCTACCTAATACTGACGAGCGTTTCGACTCATATGCCAACTCAGCCAAAAAACTACTTGATCTCTCAATCGATGAACTACATGAATTATATAAAAAAGACAGAGATATTTTGGTACACAATCGTGAACTATTCTGGACTAGACCTTATGATTCATTACATGACAAAGTTATTAATTTTTTTAAATAGGAAAAATATTTGATTGACAAACTATATTTTTCAATGTAGAATAATCTTTCTATTTGAAAGAGAGTTACCATGATTATAGGAGTCTCAGGTTTTATAGGTAGCGGCAAAGATACAATTGCTGACTACTTGATCACATTCAAGGGCTTTAAACGTATGAGTTACGCAGGCCCACTAAAAGATGCGGTCGCAAGTATCTTTAATTGGGATCGTGAAATGCTAGAAGGCACTACCAAGAGTAGTCGCGAGTGGCGAGATCAAGTTGATTCTTGGTGGGCAGAGCGTTTAGATATCAGACATCTTACCCCTAGATGGGTACTACAGCAATGGGGCACTGAAGTAGGCCGTAGGGCATTCCATGACGATATCTGGATCGCTAGTATTGAAAACAAATTAAGAACGGCTAAAGACGATATCGTTATCAGCGATTGCAGATTTCCTAACGAATTGAAATCTATCAAGCGTCTAGGGGGAATCACTGTCAGAGTATCTAGGGGAGATAATCCACCTTGGCATGATGCTGCCTTGACTTATTCAAAAGGTTATTATGCGCAGGGCTATCCCGAAGCAATGAAAATTCTAGAATCATCTAACGTACATGCTAGCGAATATAGTAGCGTGGGATTAGAATACGATCATCATATAGAGAACAATGGAACTATTGATGAATTACACAGAAAGATCGATTCAATAGTCAACTTGTAAGTCGCCACGCTTCCATGTAACTTTCTGTCGTTTAACGACCTCGATACAGTTCAAACAGATAGACCTCAGATTACTAAACGCAGTATTTCTGAGGTCTCCGTCTATGTGGAACACGGTCATCTGAGTATGATATATGCATTTAAAGCCGCAGATATCACACACTTGCTTCTTTTTATAACCTGCTTTGACCCAGTTGCTAGGTCTTGTCTTTACTTTATTCTTCTTTTTACCGCACTCATCACATATACTGCGGTAGTGTTTCACACCGTCACGAATATAATTAACGGCTCTAGGGTTCTTATTGCATTGATTGCAGATAGGTCTTAGTAATCCCATATTGATATTTATCTAAAACCTTCGAAGGTCTCTTAGTCCTTGGTTTTTTCATACCTGTACTAAATAATATTAAGCGTATTAGGGTTGTTACCCTCAAAATATAACATTATAGGAAACAAAAAAATGGCACTTACATCACCCGGCGTAGAAGTTACGATAGTAGATCAAAGTCAGTATCTTCCAGCCCCAACCAATTCAACCCCTCTTGTGATTGTTGCTACAGCACAAGATAAGGCAAACCCAAACGGAGCAGGTGTTGCAGTAGCAACAACTCCTGCTAATGCGGGTAAATTGTTTCAAGTCACTAGTCAACGTGATCTTGTTTCTCTTTACGGCACACCGTTCTTCTATAGCACAACAGACGGTACTCCTATTCAAGGTTATGAATTGAATGAGTATGGTCTATTGGCTGCATACTCAGCATTAGGTGCTACAAATCGTTGCTATGTACTAAGAGCAGATATCGATCTAGCAAGTTTAGTAGGTCAGACAGGTCGTCCAACAGGTGAACCAGAAGATGGTGCATACTGGTTAGACACTACTACAACTGCTTGGGGTATTTTCGAATGGAATGCTACAACAGAACTATTTGCACAAAAGACTCCTATCGTTATCACAGATAGCGATAATATGGTCGCTAATTTCCCTGCTCCTTTCTTGGGATCAGTAGGAGATTACGCTGTTAATGCTATACAGATCACAGCGGCTCCTGGTTCAGCACAAGCACAGCAATTCTTCTATAAAAATAGCGACAATGTATGGGTAGTTATAGGTTCATATGAATGGCAAAATAGCATCCCTACAGTAACAGGTACTAATAGCAATCCTACATTGACAGCAGGTAACACATTTGGTATCACGTTAGCAGGCGGAACATCGGCAGAGACTGCGTTCGTTACAATCACAGTTCCTGGCTTAGGTCAGAATACTGTAGCAGGTGTTGCAGCCGCAATCAATGCATTAGGTTGGCATGGTGTAGAAGCCGCAGTTAATAGTTCAGGTCGTTTAGAGATATTTGCGAATAACGCTTTTGGACTCAATATTCAAACAGGTACTGGTACAGTACTAACTGATATAGGTATCACATCGAAAGTCTATTATCCACCTGCCCTACAATTTGGTACATCTGCTCAATTACCATTATGGGGTGCCGGACAGCAAAATCCTGCTCCATCAGGTTCAGTATGGATGAAGGTCGGCGCATCAGGCAATGGCATGAACTTAGCAGTTAAAGAATACGATGCCGCTTCTAGCGCATGGGTATCAAGAACTGCTATTTTAGCAACAAACGATGCATCAATAACTAATACTCTCGATTCAACTGGCGGTCAGGCTATCCCTGCAGGCACAATATATGCTCAATATGATTTCGATGACCAGTATGACGAGGCCCCTGTTTACTTGTGGAGACGTTTAGCAACTGGTCCTACAGTCGTGACTGGTACTAACACTAGCCCAAGTTTTGATGCAGGTCCTTATACTGCAAACATTTATGTAACTACACCAAACAGCAGTGGGTGGAGCGGTCCTTATGCAATGTCATTAGCAGATAATACTTTTGCTGAAGACTTTGTTGAAGCATTTCAGTTAGCAGGTGCTCCGTACACTACTGCAACAGTAGGAACAGATGGTTCTATACAGATAACTCACACATTAGGTGGTAGTATCCGTATTGATGACATCGATCCATCTACTGGTCTAAGCCAAGGTCTAATGACTGAAGCAGGCTTCATCATAGGTTCTACTGATGGCGTTAAGTTTGGATATTTTGTAGATACACAATTTACATTAAGCGCAAACTCAACTTCAGGAAGTGGTACAGGTGCTCAATTTGTTATAGATAAACAATCACACATATATACAATCACTTCTATAGCATCAGCAGGTACTGGTTATGTAGTAGGTGATACATTAACATTCAACGGTGTAAATCTAGGTGGTGTTACCGGCACAAATGACTTTGTGGTGAAGGTGGCATCAGTTAACGGCTCAGGCGGTATCTTGAAGGTTGCAGAAGCAACTACTAGTGACACGCCGGCATTCGCTTATGAAGTGCAGTTGAGCAATTGGGCAGAGTTTGCATACACTGCTAACGAAGGTGCTCCAACAGAGATTCCTGCTACTGGAACTAACTGGTTCTATAGCGTAGTCGATGAAGTAGACATCATGGTTAAAACAAACAATGGCTGGAAAGGTTATCGTAATGTAAACTATAACAGCAACGGTTTCCCACTACCATCAGGTACAAACACTACTGATCCAAATGGTCCTATCGTAAGTGCAAGCGAACCAACTACGCAAAGTGATGGTACTGCTCTTGCTTATGGTGATCTATGGATAGACACAAGTGATCTTGAGAACTATCCGTTAATCAGTCGTTGGCAAGCAGTTGACGGTGAAGACAGATGGGTATTGATTGATAATACTGATCAAGTATCAGGTTCAGGTATCGTATTTGCTGACGCACGTTGGTCAACTGATCAAAATACTATCAACCCAGCAAACGATCCTATCCCAACTATCAAGGGTTTGTTGACAAGCAACAACGTAGACTTAGATGCACCGAGTGCTTCTCTATACCCAACTGGTATGTTGTTGTTCAACACTCGTCGTAGTGGCTACAATGTCAAGCAGTGGAGAAATAATTACTTCAATTCAGCAAGTTTCCCCGATGAAACATTACCTACTATACGTAGCACATGGGTAAGTGCAAGCGGATTGCAGAGTGACGGTTCACCTTACATGGGTCGCAAGGCTCAGAGAGCGATGGTTGTGTCAGCAATGCGTTCTGTAGTAGACACTAATACTGCAATACGTGATGAAGACAACTATTTCAACTTGATGGCAACACCTAACTATCCAGAACTACAACCTAACATGGTTGTGTTGAATAGTGATCGCGGTGAGACAGGTTACATCTTGGGTGACACTCCAATGGGATTACCTGATGATGCAACAGCAATTCAAGCATGGGCAACTAATGCCGCAGGTGCAACAAGCACAGGTGAAGATGGTTGTGTAACACGCAACACTTATCTAGGCTTGTTCTATCCAAGTGGAATTGCAAATGACTTGAGCGGTAACGAAGTAGCAGTTCCAGCATCACACATGATGTTGCGTACATTCTTGCGTAACGATACAGTCGCTTATCCTTGGTTAGCGGCAGCAGGTACTCGTCGTGGTATCATCGACAACGCATTGAATATCGGTTACTTGGATCGTGCAACTGGTGAGTTCCAAGTCATCAAGACACGTATCGGTATACGTGATGTTCTCTACATCAACTTCATCAACCCACTAGTGTTCTTCACTGGCAATGGATTGTTGAACTATGGTAACAAGACATCATTCAATAGTCAAAGCGCATTGGATAGAACAAACGTAGCACGTTTGGTCGCTTATATCCGTCGTCAATTGACTATAGCCGCAAGACCTTTCGTATTCGAACCAAATGATCAGTTGACTCGTCAGCAAATTTCTGGCGTTGTTGAATCGTTGTTCGTTGATCTTGTTGCTAAACGAGGCATCTATGACTACTTGGTAGTCTGCGATGAATCAAACAACACCCCTGCTAGAATAGATCGCAATGAATTGTGGGTCGATGTCGCAGTTGAGCCTGTCAAGGCTGCTGAATTCATCTACATCCCAGTTCGTATCTTGAACACAGGTGAGTTGTCAGGAGCATAATAAAAAGATAGAGAGAGTCTCTAAGAGGCTCTCTCACTTATGATAAATACTATAAAGTAGGAGAATTTACAAATGGCAACAGCCTCACAATCATTGTTTAACATGACAGTCGCATCTGATAATGCCGGAGGCAATCAGGGCCTGTTGATGCCAAAACTACAATATCGCTTCAGAGTTAATTTCTTGAATTTTGGCGTCGATGCGGCAGGCGGTCTAGCGTTAACTAAGCAAGTTGTTGACGTGGCAAGACCCCAGATACAGTTCCAAGAAATCACACTTCCAGTTTACAACTCAACATTGTATCTTGCTGGTAAGTATGCATGGCAGCCTATCACAGTAAACGTTCGTGATGATGCATCAGGTACAGTTTCAAGAGCAGTTGGACAACAAGTTCAAAAGCAATTAGATTTCGTAGAGCAAGCATCTGCGGCAACTGGTCAAGACTATAAGTTCCAGACTAACATCGAAATATTAGATGGTGGTAACGGTACTAGTGCACCAGTAGTCTTAGAAACATGGGAACTATATGGTTGCTTTGTACAGACTGTAAACTACAATACATTGAACTATGGTACTAACGATGTTGTAACGATAGCATTGACATTACGTTATGACAACGCAATACAATCACCACTCGCTTCTGGCGTTGGTGCAAGTATCGGAAGAATCTTGACTGGCGATTCAGTAACAGGCCTTGGCGCCGGTACTTAATAGTTAGGGTCTCCTGGTTATGTCAGGATTTATTCAAGACCTACTTAAAGGCGCTGCCGGAGCAGTCTTCGGCAGCGATTACCTTAGAGACTATAGGCACGCCGCAAAAACATTTAGGACTAATAGTTATCAAAACGCTCCTAAATATAAATTCATATTTCATACCTACTTTAACATCAATGTCGAAGCATGGCCAGATTCAGTAGATAAAAATATAGGTTTATTAGTTAAAGATGTAAAACTTCCCTCGTATAGTTTTAACACAATACAACTCAATCAATATAATCGTAAACGTATCGTACAGACTAAAATAAAATACGACCCTGTAAACATAACTTTTCATGATGATAATGACAACCTCATCAATAGAATGTGGTATAATTATTATACGTATTATTATGCAGATGCAACTAAACCTACTGTATTTTTAGGTAAGCGAGGCGCGATACCACCTAATAATGATAATAGCAGTTCTGCACAAACTACTAACGCAGATTATAATATAACAAATATCTATGACGATAGCATAAGCGGAAATGATAATTGGGGTTATATCGGCGAGACCGCTACTCCAAAATTTGGACACAAGGTTCCTTTCTTTAAGAACATTACAGTGTTTGGTTTCAATCAACATGCATTCACTGCATATACGTTAATTAATCCTATCATTACTAATTTTTCACATGACACATACAGTTATGCTGATGGTGCAGGAGTCATGCAAAATCAAATGACAGTAGATTATGAAACTGTAGTTTACAATGAAGGTGCTATTGATGGTAGAGCGCCCGGTGATATAGTTACAGGTTTTGGTGATCCAGCAACATACGATAGAAAACCAAGTCCTATCATGATGCCAGGAGCCAACGGGAGTTTTGTAGGTCAAGGTGGATTAGTTGATGCAGCCGGTGGTGCAGTTAAAAGTTTCAGCGATGGTAATATTTTAGGCGCACTACGTACAGCAGGCACAGCATATAATACGTTTAAAAATATAAACTTGAAACAAACAGCAAAAGCAGAACTTGAAAACATGGTAGCACAGGCAGCATGGCAGTTCGGTAGCCCTATCAGTAAAAATAGAAATATATTATTCGACATTCCTAATAAATCAGTCACTCCTTATACAGTAGGCACTGCCGGTGCACCTACTATCAGCAATCCTCCTACTCCGAACCCTGTAACTCCTGTCTCTAATGCAGGAGTTCAAGTAAGAACTACTTACAATAATAAATAAGACATGGCATTAATAGTAACACAAACCGAAAGCATTGACAGGACAGTAAAGATTTTTGATAATTTTTACAATGTCGCTGTCACAGTACCTACAAATGAATATGATATAGTATTAAGTTATTTTAAAAGTGTATGCGAGACAGAATCAATAGCACAAAATTTTACAGCATTCTTTTTTAGAGTATCACAAGAATCAGGCATAAACGCAATAACATTATTAGAAAATATTAAAGGCACAACTAAAAATAAACTAGAAGTAAATCAATATCTCGCATACTACCTAAATAGTTTTAAATCAAAAACAAGCCTTTATGGGGTAGCAACTATACCCAGACCTGTACAACCAGTGGCACGTAACGTAGTTTTATGACATGGCTAATTACGCACAAGGTAAATACCAAGTAAAGAACAAGCACAAATACGTAGGCAAAACAGTGCCTAAATATCGTTCAGGTTGGGAATTAACATTCATGATGTTTTGTGATAACCACGATAGCGTATTACAGTGGGCTAGTGAATCTATACAAATACCCTACAGGAATCCACTGACGGGTAAACAGACTGTTTATATACCTGACTTTTTTGTTTTATACCAAGATAGATTAGGTCATCAACGAGCAGAGATAGTAGAGATAAAACCCAAAAAACAAAGTCTCATTGAGAGCAGAGTGGCTAGTGCAAGAGAAAGAGTCACGGTAGCATTGAATCATGCAAAATGGGCGGCTGCTATGGCCTATTGTAAAAGGATAGGTTGTACATTTAGAGTAGTTACTGAAGATGATTTGTTCTACAAGGGCAAACGCAAATAAATAATGCATGACCAGAAAACTTGAAGAATTATTCAATCTCTCTCAATCTGAAGAGAGTACCGAAGAGTTTCAGTTACCGCCTGAGACTCAGGAAGTAACGGTATCTGCACTCAATAACCTCGAAAAGATCGAAAATGCATTACCTCAAGTCAGGGGTCTTGAAACCGCTGACGTAGAGATGGACGAACTAGCCAACCTAGCACAAAACAGTTATAAGGACTTGATGGATCTAGGAATGCAAGTAGATAGTCGCTTTAGTAGCGAGATTTTCGGTGTTGCAGGAACTATGCTAGGACATGCTATCACAGCAAAGACAGCCAAAGTAAGCAAAAAACTCAAGATGATTGAGTTGCAGTTAAAGAAGGCCGCGCTAGACCAGAAGCAATCTAGCAAAGACAAAGAGATAGACAACACTCCGTTAGGTGAGGGTAAAGCACTTGATCGTAATGAGATACTCAAGGCACTTCTTGACAAAAAGACGGATAAATGATAAATATTAGATACGGGAATTATAAGATATGAAAAGCCTAAAACAATACATTGCTGAAAGCGTACATCTATATGATGTCACTATTAAGATCGCGGGTGAAGTGGATAAGAACTTCTTAGATTTGTTCATATTCAATTTAAAGAAGTTTGAACCAGCAGGACCAATCACTCCTAAGACACTTCCTATTGCTAAAGACCCATATGGATTTCCTGGCGTTCACAATGAGCCAGTAACTTTAATGAAGTGCAAATTTCGCTATCCATGCACTGAGCCAATGGTACAACAGTTGGCACAATTATTAGGCTATAATTTGAATTATGTTCGTTTGGTTGATAGCAAGTATGACGATAGCATCAATCGTGAGCAAGAAGAATATGCTAATCAAATGAATCCTAACACAAAAGATTTTGATAAGATTAGCGGAGCAGATCAGGCAAATAAAGATTATGCTGATTCATATCTAAGTAGCATCAAAGAACAGAGCAAGGATTCACAGATAATGATTCCTTATTCAGCGAAAGAAACACCGGACAGTTTTGATCCATTCAAGCCTTATTTGGATGACAAGAGCATGGGTGATAAGAGTCCTATGACAAATATCAAACGTCCAGAAAAGCCAAAAACAGGCGCAATGGTATAAGAGGAACCGATCATGGATTTTAGAAAATTTCTAGAAATGGTTAATGAAGAAGATGCATATGATAAAGATGCTAAATCTTCTGACAAGCCACACGATAAAGAAGCAGCCGCAGAACGTGCTAAAAAAGCGGCATTGGCTGCTAAAGATAAAAAGAAATCTTTGAAAGATTGGTTTGAGGCCATCGACAAGAATATGATTAACGAAGCAGATCAATTGACTATTGAACCTGCAAAACAATCAACACAAGTCATCAAGCAAGGCACAAAGACTTTAGGCACTGTTAGTAATCCTGCACTTGCCGCAACAATCAAATCAGCGATCGGTAAAGGTGAGATGTCACTAGCCGGAGACGAGATGAAAGAAGACGCTCTTGATGAGAAATGGGCAGGTGATGCTGAAGTAAAATCAACAGGTCAATATGCAGGTAAGAGTGTTGAAGAATTGAAATCAATGCTTACTAAATTAAAGAAGAGTGGCCCACACAAAGAAGGTACTCCTGGCTTCAAGAAAATGCGTCAAGTTATGTTCGCTATCCGTGCCAAGAAAGATTGGAAGGGCGGAGTTGACGAAGCATCAGTAGAAGAAAGTGGTCTCCAAGCATACTTAGGTAAAAAGAAGTATGGCGAAGAAGGCATGAAGGCATTACAGCAAGCAGGTCGTGATGGTGCAAGCAAAGAAAAGATGGCACAGATTCGCGCAAAGCACGACAAACTAGATGAAGTTCAGGTTGACGAGAAAGCAAAGAATCCTTATGCTGTGGGCATGGCACAAGCCATGAAATCAGCAGGTGATAAACCACCATTAAAGAAATCAACAATCACTAAAGCACACGACATTGCTAAGTCAATTAAGAAAACTGACGAAGCAGAAATTCCACATGCAGGTCCAGATTACGGTGCTGGATTGGGCGCCGGTCGTAGTCAAAAAACATTAGAAGCGAAAAAAGATTTTGCAGGTAAGTTTCAAAAAAATATAGATAAGTCTAATAAAGACAAAAAAGAAACTGAAGAAAAAGTAAAATCACATCTAAAAGATGAAAAGAAAAAGAAGGTAGACGAAGCAATGAATACATTAGAAGCAGCCTATCACGAAGGCAAATCACACGGATTGAGCAAGTCAAATTATGCTTGCCGCTATAACGAAGGCAGTGATGAACACCGTCGTTATCACGAAGGTTTCAAAGAAGGCATCGATGAGTGCTATGGCTTGATGCCAAATCGCGGTCTTGTGGTAAGCGAGATCGAATCAGGACAAGATGTTGTCGATGATATGGCAAGTTATGGTGCCGAAGAAGGCGCACTGGGCGAGATGGACAAAACTGCTTACATGAAGCAACAAGCCATGAAGACACCCGGTGACACATTCAAAGCATTTGGTCAGACTATGCATGACAAAGATGTACTAGAAACAGATGCATTTGCATTCGAATCATTAGACAAGCAGTTGAATGATCTATTGAATGAAAACGTCGTAAGCGAAGGTCTAAGCGTCAACATGTCACAAGGTTTAGATGATGGCATGGGTGATGATTCAGTAAGCGTTTCAGCAACAGGTGATGATGCTGGTAAGTTGTTGGCATTCATCAAGCAAGTTGGTCTAGGTGGTCTCGGTGGCGAACAGCAACTAGACAGTCCAGCAGAGCCAGCAGTCGCGATGAGTGACTATGGTGCACCTAAGTTCAGTGGCTATGACGATAAAGGCGGCATGATGGGCTTGTTAAAAGTCATGTCAGGTGGTGATGACTATAAAGATGAAGAAGGACATGATCACGCTAAAGAACAAACTTGCAACGAATGCGGTGGCATGATGGAAGCAGGTCATAAGTGCGGCGAAGGTAAAGAGATGGTTGATGAAGTAGAATCAGAAGACCAGATGGAATATCAAGTCGCAGAAGATGACGGAGAAGGTTATGAGCAAGGTCAAGAAGCCGCGGCACAAATTGATTCAGCGTTGGCAGCAGGTGGGTCAGCCAAAGGTGGAGCGACTAACGAAGACGGTATGGAAAGTAATCCATTAGCGGCTGATGCAGTAGCGTCAGCAGATGCAGCCGAAGAGGAAGAAGAAGCAATGAGCGAATCAAGAACAAGTTTCTTGAATCTATACAAGAAATTAGCATGGCTTGCTGAAGAGTCAACTGCTGAAAAAGATGACAAGGCAGAAAAGGCTGCTAAGAAAGTCGCTAAAGATATCGAATATGATGAAGATCATAAAGGTAAAGATGACAACAAAGCAGAAAAAGCCGGTGAAAAAGTAAAGAAAGACATCGAATACGATGACAAGAAAGACAAGAAAGAAAAAGTCGATGAGTGGGCAAATGATGCGGGTAAAGACGGTACACAGCAGACATTTGAACGTGATATAGAATTCATGACTAAAGTTATCTCAGGTGGCTTGAACAAGCCTAAGTCAACTGGTCAGCAAACTATCCCTGTACTTGCAGGTGATAAAGAGCGCACAGGAGATGAAGATTTCGCTGAGTTCAGAAGACTTGCAGGTCTTGGTCAGTAATAAGGCTATTGTATAATAGCAACAGAGAATACCCGGCACACGTCGGGTATTTTTTTTGGCGTTTTACTTTATCCCAGAACGATAAATACTAGATTAACGGTGAGTGGTTAAATGGCACAAAGAAACATTGACTTCGGTAGTTTTCCAGATGATCCAGACGCAGACGCGATACGCGCCGCGTTTCAAAAGACACAGGACAACTTCTCCGAACTTTTCAGATTACAGAATTCTCAGGGTGTTCTATCCATCAATAGAACAAAGCAAGCGGGCATCTCCGTTAATCAGTCCACGGGTAATGTATTACTCTCAGCAGATTTTTCAAGATTAAACGTAACTACAACTACTCTAGAAGTAGGTTTAGCACCAAACAGTCTAGGTTATTCAACTACTGTAAACAATGCTATACAAACATTGTATGT